CATCTGTTACATTTCCACCAATAGCAACTGATGCATTTGGTCGTTTAAGAACTTCAACACCACTTACACTCTTTGATAGTTCTCACAGATATAAAGATAATAATCTTTGGAGTGGTTTAGTTGTAGGAACTGGTTCAACAGTTGGATTTGTAACGGCACAAGGTTTGATTAATATGACTGTTGGTGTTGGAAGCACCGCATCAATCATCAGAGAAACTACAAAAGTATTCTCTTATCAACCAGGAAAATCATTACAGGTATTGAATACGTTTGTAATGAATCCAACAAAATCAAATCTTCGTCAAAGAGTAGGATACTTTGGTGCAGATAATGGGATGTATTTAGAACTTGATGGAAGTAATTTATATTTTGTAGAAAGAACATATGTTCCAGGAATTACAACAGAAACAAGAGTATCACAAGCAAGTTGGAATGTTGATACGATGCTTGGTCCTGGGCATCTCAATCCATCTGGTGTCACATTAGATATTTCCAAAGCACAAATTTTGTGGATGGATATTGAGTGGTTGGGTCTTGGCACAGTCAGAATGGGATTTGTGATTGATGGTAAGTTTATTCACTGCCATTCATTCCATCACGCAAATCTTATCAATACAACTTATATCACAACAGCATCATTACCTTTGAGATATGAGATTGCAAATACTGGAATTACAACGAGTGCGAGCACACTTAAACAAGTTTGTTCTACTGTAATTTCAGAGGGTGGTTATGAACTTCGTGGATTGCAACAAGCAATAGGAACACCAGTTCAAACACCAGTTGATTTAACAACGGCAGGAACATATTATACAGTCGCATCAATTCGTCTTAAAGCAACACCAAATAGATTAGATGCAATCGTAATTCTAACTGCACTTTCTATTTTAGGTATTACAAACAATGCAACTTATAACTGGCAAGTAAGAGCAAGTGGGACATCTAATGGTGGAACTTGGAATGATGCTGGTGGCGATAGTGCTGTTGAATATAAGATTGGTGGAGGAACTTATACTGGTGGAAGAATATTAGCATCTGGATATACGTATGGTTCCAATCAAGGTTCAACACCAATAGATATTCTTAAAGAGGCATTGTTTAAGTTCCAGTTGGAAAGAGATGCACTAACTGGAACACCTTATGAACTTTCTATTGAATGTGCTTCTGATGCCAATGGTGCAGATATTCACGCTTCTATGGATTGGGAAGAAATTAGTAGGTAATTGCAATTTATAAATAAATAAAAGTGTATTATTAAAAATAATGGCTCATAGACCAATTGGTGCTGGAGCTTCATTTGCATTTTCTGCAGGTGCTGCATCCACATCCTCAGCATTTCCAGTTCAATCAAATGTATTAAGAGTAGTTGCCGTTGGCGCAGCTGCTCACGTTGCTATTGGCACTGGATCAGCAGCAACAGTAACCGATTATTATATTCCATCAGGTCAGTCTGCAACTCTTGGTCTCACCAAAGCTTCCAATAGAGTGGTTGGAATTACAACAGGAACAACTACAACAGTAATAGTACCAGAGGGAACGCAAGTTCCTTTCGGTGTTGGTGATTTTGTTTCAATATCAGCAACTGGTCAACCATATTATGACATTTCTCACGTGGCAGTTCTTTCCGTTGATACCACAACAAATTTTAATGGGTATCATCAAACAAGAATGGTAATTGATTATAACTCATCTGGAGTATCAACTGCCTTTGGTGCTTCATATGCAGATGTGAAATTATCACAAAAAATCTCAGCATATGGTGCAGGCGGTTCAGGAGTTCTTTATTACCAACAAGTACAAATCACAGGTCAAGCATAATGAAACTTATTACCGAAGAAATCGAATCAGTAGAAGTTCTTACCGAAACGGTCAATGGTAAGAAGACTCTTTATATTCAAGGACCTTTCCTCCAAACTGAGACAACAAACCGCAACAATAGGCGTTATGGTCGTGCTGTAATGGAAAGAGAGGTAAAGCGTTATACTGAACAATATATTTGCAAAGGTCGTGCTCTTGGAGAACTTGGACACCCAGATGGTCCAACTGTAAATCTTGACCGTGTTTCACACAAAATTATTTCACTTGAGCAAAGGGGAAATGATTTTATTGGAAAGGCACAAATTCTTTCCACACCAATGGGAAAAATTGTAGAGTCACTTCTCAAAGATGGAGTTTGTTTGGGAGTTTCTTCTCGTGGTATTGGTTCTGTTAGACAAAATCCCGCAGGTTATATGGAAGTTGGTGAAGATTTTATGCTCGCAACTGCTGCTGATATTGTAGCAGATCCTTCAGCTCCCGATGCATTTGTTCAGGGAATTATGGAAGGCAAGGAATGGATTTGGGATGGTGGAATGCTTCGTGAGAAAATGGCGGAGCAAACTCAAAGAAGAATTAATACTCTTGTTGACGAAAAACTACTCGAAGAGTATAAGTTGAGTTTATTCAATGAGTTTTTAAATTCACTGTAATTTATTAAAATATAAATAAATATAGTTTATAACGTAAGGTTAAACGGAGAGTTCAAATGTCTCGTGGAGATTTACAAGAAATGGAAGTAGGCACTAAGCAATCCAAAACCGCTGTTAATGCTAATGCTAAAGCAGCGGATGCGATGCCACACCTGTCTGGTGCAACGCCAGGACAAACTGGTGAATGGGAAGATCTTGGTGGTCCTGATCCCACCAATTATCGTCCAGATGATGATTCAGCAAAACTCAAAACCCCAGGAGCAACCCTTAAGCAAGTTAAGGATGTTGTGAACAAGGGTGCAAAACCAGCTGAAGCAATGAAAGGTGTTAAGGAAGATGAAGATTTTGAGTATGATGAAGACGAAGAACTTCTAGAAGCTAAGCACGAAGAAGAAGACGACGAAGAAGAGGGCAGCAAGAAAAAAGGTAAAAAGAACCAAGAGGACGAAGAGAACCAAGAGGACGAAGAAGATGATGAAGATGATGAAATGAAGGAAGAGTTTAACATCGAAGAAGATGTCAATGCTCTTCTGGGTGGCGAAGATCTTTCTGAGGAATTCCAAGAGAAAGCACGTACCATCTTTGAAGCCGCTCTTCGCTCTAAGGTTTCTGAAATTCAAGAATCTCTTGAAGAGCAATATGCAGTTTCTCTTGCAGAAGAAGTTGAAGAAATTAAAACTGAACTTGCAGAGCGCGTAGACGCTTATCTTGAGTATGTTGCCGGCGAGTGGATGGAAGAAAATGCACTCGTTATTGAACAAGGTCTTAAGACCGAAATGACCGAATCATTCCTCCAAGGAATGAAGGGTCTTTTTGAAGAACATTATGTATCAATCCCTGAAGATAAATATGATGTGCTTGAAAGCATGGTAGAAAAACTTGATGAAATGGAGACAAAACTCAACGAGCAAATTGAGAAAAACGTTTCCCTTAACAAGCGTCTCGCAGAGTCGGTTGCTGATGGAATCTTTGAACAGGTCGCTGATGGTCTTGCAGACACTCAGAAAGACAAGCTCGCTTCACTTGCCGAAAGTGTTGAGTTTGAAAGTGAAGAAGAATATCGTGAAAAACTGGAGACTTTGAAGGAATCATATTTTCCTTCAAGAGTAGTTTCTCCATCTGCAAGAACTGAAACTCTGTCTGAAGGTGTAGACAATTCTCCAGAAGTAATTTCTGGACAAATGGCTGCTTATCTGAAGACTCTTTCAGCATTCCGCAAATAATTGAATTTAATATAATTCAAACCCAAAAAACAAACACTTAGTAAAAAGGTAAAAGCAAATGTTCCATTCTGAGCATCTGCAGGAAAAGTGGGCACCTCTCCTCAACTATGAGGGTCTTGATCCAATCAAAGATTCCCATCGTAGAGCGGTAACCGCAGTCCTGCTAGAAAACCAAGAAAAATTCTTAAGAGAAGAAAGCGCCTTCCAATCAGGCGGTATTTCAAACCTCATGGAATCACCAACCATGTCAGCTAACGCTGCTGGTGCTGGCGGTGGTTTTGGTGGTGGTGCCGGTCTTGCCGGAGGTCCTACCGCAGGTTTCGATCCAGTTCTGATTTCACTTATTCGTCGTTCAATGCCTAACCTGGTCGCTTATGACCTCGCTGGCGTTCAACCAATGAGTGGTCCTACTGGACTCATCTTCGCGATGCGTTCGCAGTACTATAAAGAAGGTGCAAGATCAGAATCGTTCTATAACGAAGCTGATTCCGCATTCTCTGGTCAGGACTATGGTTTCGATGAAACCGCTGGAATGACCGATCAAGGCGTTGGTATGGGTACTACCACTCAATCGGGTAGCAATCCAAGCGTACTCAACCCAGTTGGAACCGCTACCTCAACGGCCTACAATGTAGGTCAGGGAATGGTTACTGGTGATGCAGAGAACCTTGATGGCACTGCAAATGATGCCTTCAACCAGATGGCTTTCTCGATTGAGAAAGTCACTGTTACTGCAAAGTCACGCGCACTGAAAGCTGAGTACTCACTAGAACTCGCTCAAGACCTCAAGGCAATCCACGGTCTGAATGCTGAAGCGGAATTAGCAAACATTCTCTCAACTGAGATTCTTGCTGAAATCAACCGCGAAGTTATCAGAACCATCTACAAGGTTGCTGAGCAAGGTGCTGTACAAAACGTTGCAACTCCTGGTATCTTTGACCTAGACATCGACTCCAATGGTCGTTGGTCGGTTGAGAAGTTCAAGGGTCTTCTATTCCAAATCGAGCGTGATGCTAACGCAATCGCACAAAGAACTCGTCGTGGAAAGGGCAACATCATCATGTGCTCTGCTGACGTTGCTTCAGCACTGACTATGGCTGGTGTTCTTGACTACACCCCTGCACTCAACGCTAACCTCAACGTTGATGATACCGGCAATACTTTTGCTGGTACTCTGATGGGCAAATTCCGCGTCTACATCGACCCATATGCTGCTAACCTGACTTCCGCTAACGGAACTCCTGGTAACCAGTATTATGTTGTTGGTTATAAGGGTTCTTCTCCTTATGACGCTGGACTCTTCTATTGTCCTTATGTTCCTCTCCAAATGGTTCGTGCCGTTGGTGAGAACTCCTTCCAACCCAAGATTGGCTTCAAGACTCGTTACGGTCTGGTTGCTAACCCATTTGCAGAAGGAACCAATCAGGGTCTTGGTCGTCTTCAGACCAACCAGAACCGTTACTACAGACGTGTTGCGGTCAAAAATCTCATGTGAGTCATCTCACATTATTCTTGGAGGGTCTTCGGACCCTCTTTTTTTTATGGTTGACTTTCTCAATCCAATCGTTTATAATTTTTCTATAGTTTTTATTAATTCTAAAATGGCAACAAACTATGTTATCTGTTCTGCGTCTGATGTTATTCCAGTAAGTCAAAGGGGTGGTTCAACTGGTCTGAAATATCCATGGTTAGATACCAATATCCCTGTCGGAAAGGGGTTCTTTATTGAACGTTCCCTTGAAGATTATGAAAAAGATAAGGGGCGCCCATCTATTCCCACTATCACTCTAGCAAAGTATGGTATTAAATACCGGACATATAAAGCAAAGAGAGGGTTAACATATGGATACATGTGCGAGCGTGTGAAGTGAAGAGAAGGTCCTTCGGGACCTTCTTTTTTTGTCTAAATATTTAAAAAATGGCAACAAACGCTTACAAGAACCAAATTACAAATAGAAACTTTCTATCCCCAACAGGATTTAAGTTTATTTTAAATAGAGCACCAGAAGTTGCATTCTTTTCCAATTCTGCAAATATTCCAGGAATTACTCTTGGTATAGCAAATCAAAGTAATTATTTGAGAGATATACCACAACCTGGCGAAAAATTAGAATTTGAAGATTTTAATTTGAGGTTTTTAGTAGATGAAGATCTAGTAAATTATAATGAAGTTTCGAAATGGATGAGAGGACTTGGATTTCCAGAAAGTTTAAATGAAATCTATAACTTACAGAAAGATAATCCAAATTTAAATCAACCAAATAAAACTCAACTTAACTTATATTCTGATGGAACTTTAACTGTCTATAATAGCAACTTTAAACCAAACTTTAAGATTAAGTTTAGAGACATGTTTCCATACAATTTAACCACTTTGGAATTCGATGCAACAAGTACAGATATTCAGTACTTTACTGCAGAGGTCAGTTTCAAGTATACTATGTTTAATATTACAGATTTGGATGGCAATCCTTTATGAATTTTGATTTAGATATGATTCAAAAAATGTGGGAAAGTGATTCTAAAATTGATATGGATAATCTTCATACAGAATCTACAAATATTCCCGCTCTTCATGCAAAATATTTTGACTTATACAATACAATTTTTTTACTAAGAAAAAAAGCAGAACAACAAAGAAAAAATATTCGCCACGAAAGATATGAATATTATTCTGGAAAATCTGATCCTGATGTTTATGTAGAGAATCCTTTTCCCAAAAAGGTTCGTGATAAAGATACGATGCAAAAATATCTTGATGCTGATGAGAAACTTTCGACAGTATGTCTTAAGATAGATTATTACGACACGATGCTCACTTATATTGAGAGTATTTTAAAAATGATTCAGAACAGAACGTTTCAAATCAAAAATGCTATCGAGTTCATGAGATTTAACGCTGGTCTGGGGTAAATAAATACTCATAGCAAGCATGATGCTATGAGTGACGTAATTATTGAAAAGAAAAATGAGGTTTACATTAAACTACATTGTGAACCTCATATTTTATATGAACTTCAACCGTATTTTACATTTGAAGTTGAATCTGCAAAATTTATGTCCCAATATAGAAGCAGACATTGGGACGGCAAGATTCGACTGCTGAGTACTCATACTGGGGAGATTTATGCTGGGTTGTTGGATAAAGTCATTGACAAACTGACTCTCCACGACTACAAGTATGAGTTTAAAGAAAATAAATTTTATGGTATGCCTTTTGAAGTCAATGAAGGTATATCATATGAAGGTGTAAAAGATTATATGTCTTCTATTTGTTCTCATTCTCCACGGGAATATCAAGTGGAGGGAGTATACGATGCTCTAAGACATAATAGAAAATTATTGATATCACCCACAGCCTCAGGTAAATCCTTAATGATTTACTCCCTTGTAAGGTATTATGTAGAT